AAAAGTTTATAATGGCGGGGAGTGAAGGATTTGAACCTTCGACCTTTTGGTTAACAGCCAAATGCTCTGCCTAACTGAGCTAACCCCCCACGTTTGGCAGAGGCGGTAGGAATCGAACCTACGCTTCCGGTTTTGGAGACCGGTGTTCTACCAGTGAACTACCCAACCCTATAGAGGGTGGAGCTTGTAAAAGCTCAAGTTGACTATAAAATTTCTCTTACACCTAAAAAGTCATTGCTTTGATATATAATATAATCTTTATTTAACGCTGCATCTTTTAATGTTTGCCAGTATTGTCTATGTTCGTTATTATCAGTACTCATAAATTTTGTACACATATTTATATATCTATGCAAAGCAATTTTTTCATTTGGTGCGTATACTCTGTATATTTTGTATTGATTAGGCAGTTGAATTATTAATATATACTCATTATCCAAATTACTACCTCCCTGCTACTATCCATATTGGTAGTTTTTTTGCCTCTATGTACCCCACCCGAAAGGGGGAGAACGGGTGGGAGATGTTTTTTTAATGTGGCTACTCAGCCTTGAGGGAAACTAATAGCCAATTCAATCACCGCTAAACCTTAATCAAGGATTTTATCTAGCTTTTAGCCTTATTGTTTAAACTTTCAACATTTTAAACTTTGAGATTTTATTTTTAATGTTTAATCCTTGATATTTAACCTTTAAGAATTAGAGAAGATAATTTCAGGTTATCTCCTCAAAATCATCCCATTTGCATTAGGGGGATTTTCAGTCTCCTTACCCTATCAGTTACAGTTTTAACCCAAACTGCAAGGGGATTGAAGTTTATAGTTTTCGAGTAGCCACTATGTACTTAGGGCATTTAGCCCCTTATTGATCAATTTCTATAGTGGTCTTAGAGTTTGATTCGGAAAGTACGAAATCTACTTCCATTAAAAATTCCTCAATTTCCTTTTCTAATTTCTCAACTCTTTCTTCTATGTTAATTGGATCATATAGTGAAAGCTTATTTTTGGACATGAATAACTCTGAAATTGCCCGTATTTCTGCTTCAGTAGGATTATCTCCTAAAGTAGCTTCTAAGAATGATTCTAATTTATCTGGAAGCTTTGAGTTTAGGCTTTCTACTTGATCTCTTGCAACCATCAAATCTTTTCTAAGTCTATCTAATAAAAGCTTTTTATACTGTATATTATTTTTCTTCTCTATTGCTTCAGCTACAGTCATTTCTTTTCCTGCGATTTTTACTTTAGTGATCGCATTTGAATACATAATTTTAGATTTAATTTGTTCTCTTCTATTTATTAAAGAAATAATGGAATCTAAGTTTCCTTGAACCTTCTTTTTATAGGTATCTTTTATATCAACACCTATATTCTTTTCATCATTCTTCAGAGCTAAGCAGAACAAGGGGGCCTCATTAATTGATTTAGTTATTCTCTTATCTAATAATTTTAATTCTGCCAATGCTCTATGAATAGTTATTCTCAACGTACCACTCCTTTCTATATACCCTCTTAAAAATCAATTTTTATATTTCCATAATTAACATACGAGGTAAAAACTAAAAATGAATATTTAATTCGTATAATTTTTTTTTCTTATCCTTAATTTCTCATCATTAATATACGGTTCTTACCTAAAAATGAATATCTAAATGTTAAATTTTTTCATTTTCTCCCTAAACTACCCTACGGAAAGGATGTGATAAGGTGCAATCAAGTAAAAACGTTTCTAAAATAATCCAGTATAACCTTGAGCAAGACACTATAAATCTAAGACAAGCGGGATTATCTTATCAAAGGATTGCAGATGAATTAAACGCATCAGGTAAAGTACCTGAAGATGATCAAATAAATGCAGAGATAGTAAGGAGATTTCTTGAACATATACCTGAAGTTAGTAGAGAAATGGTGAGGAGAGATGAGAAGAAAGTATTAGCTGTTGTTAATAACAGTATAGATATAATTTCTGAAATGACTGTTTTGTATGGAAAAACTGCTAAGTTGCTAGAGACTATGGAAGAACAGGCAAATGAAGAAGGTACTGTAATAGATCCCCATAAATTCAAGGCACTTTCCTCAGAAATGAGGGAAATGTTGAAGATGATGATAGAGATACAAAAAGAAATAAATGACTACGAAAACATCAAAAAATTCATGGAAATTGTTATGGAAACAGTCTCAGAAGAATGTCCTCAATCAATACCTAGAATCATTGAAAAATTAAGAATGTCCAAAGAGACTAGATGGATAGGTCAATCATTTGGTAATAGATAGGGAGGGATTGTATGGACTTATTTCAGGAATTTATAAGTTTAGCGGAAAGTAAACTAGAAACTACAGGTATTTGGAGAGAGGAACCAGTGGATTTATTAACCTTCTTCACCTCCCCCGACTTTTTAGGTGAGAAACCTTATCCGGGAAAGCAAACTGAGCTACTAGAAATAGTTAATAGTATTGTACAATATAAAATAATAGGTAACGAAGATATGTGTCCAGAAGATTTAAAGAGTGTCACAGAGTTATGCGTATTATTCGGTAAAGGTAGTGGGAAGGACTTCCTAGCTTCAGCTATTTTAACCTATATGTGTTATGTACTTTTATGTTTAAATGATCCTCATAAATTTTTTGGATTTGGAAAGGACACACCTATAGACTTAATTAATATGGCCATAAACGCTTACCAAGCTAATAACGTGTTCTTTTCTGAATTCAAGGCTAAGTTAAATAACTGTAAATGGTTTAAGAGAGTTAATTATAATCCCTCTCAAACACCTGAAGCCTCCCACCGAGACTTCCAATTAACTAAAAATCAAGTGAGATTTTATAAAAATATTACTGCTCACTCTGCACATTCAGAAGCGGATTCATTCGAGGGGTTTAACCCCCTAGTAATAATTTTTGATGAAATTGATGGATTTGAACCCGAAGCAGCTGAAAAAGCCTATACAACATTAAGATCTTCGGCAGTAACCAGGTTCGGGGAGAAAGTTCTTTTAATATTCATCAGTTTCCCAAGAAACTCCGATGGATTTATGCTTAAAAAATACAAAGAATCTTCTGAAAATCCACAAGTATATGCGATAAAAGGTAAATCATGGGAAGTAAATCCAACAATAACAAGAGAAAGCTTACAAATGGAATATGATAGAGATCCTGAGAAGGCACGAATGTTGTATGAGTGTGAACCTCCATTATATTCTCAAGCACTGTTCCAATTCCCTGAAAAGATTGATGAAGTGATTATGTTAGGTAAAAAAGCACAATGTAGTGGTCTTATTATAGAGGAGACTATTTCAACAAGAACCTTAAAAAACGGGGAACAAAGGCATTTTATTGGCTTAAAACTTCACAATTTAGTGCTAGATCCCTCATTTACCTATTATCTAGGCGGAGATGGGGGAGTATCTTCAGATAGTTATGTGATTTGTCTAATGCACGGGGAACCTACTGTTATAGAAATAATTGAAAATGGAGAGAAAGTTCAAAAATGGGTTAATAAACCTGTAGAAGATTTATTATTAGAGTGGAAACCATCTAAAAAAGATAGATTGCCTGTTGATTTATTGAATGTAGCAGATATTTTAGAACAAATATGTCAACAAGTTTATGTTAAAAAAGCCTTGTTTGATAAATTCAACTCAGCAGATGTAGTTCAAAGACTAATGTCTTATGGGGTAGAAGCCGAAGATAAAAATTTTTCTAACCCATTTCAAGTACAGATTTATCAGAATTTAAAGGGATTAGTCTATACAGGAAATATAGCATTACTAGATCATGAAGTAGAAGAAAAATATGGTGAAAAAAGGCTAAATGCAAATGAAGAACTGAAAGCAATTAAACTTATAAATGGAGTTAAAATAGATCATGACAAAGATAAATCTAAGGACTATAGTGATGCTAGAGCTGCTGCCGCATGGATCTGTTCTATGGATGATCCTGAAGAGACTGAACATTTTGCTATGCCTTTAATCTTTGGTGCGGGGGGAAGGAGGAGATGATATACGAAAGAAGAAAAAACGAAAGTTTAATGGATTATGAAGAAAGATTATATAGAAATCAAAAAAGGTATAAGATATCATGGCAGAAAATAACTAAACTTCTTAATTTAGATCAACACCCCGACACCACCCGAAAGGCCAGTTATGGGTATCTTAGGCGGGTAGACCAAGAACGAGAAAATAAATTTGATAAATCTATACTAATTATAAATGACTTACACCTGCCCTTTGAGAGAAAAGACATTCTGGATATAGTAAACAAACATAAAAATGAAATTACAACCCTTGTAATTGGCGGAGATTTAATGGACTGTAAATCTATATCGAAATTCCATCAAATTAAAACATTAACAGTTGAAGAAGAATTAATTTATGCCTACAACTTCCTTAAAGAGCTTAGGAAAATACTTGATAAAGGCCAAGATATAATTATTATTGATGGGAACCATGAGGAACGATGGTATAAAGATATATGTGATATGCAGCAAAAAGATATGCAAAGATTTATAAATCCTAGCTTAATAGATATGATTGTTGAAGGATTTACCCTATATTATGAAGGGAGTAAGAAGAGATATGAAGGTATAAAGGGAATTATCTATATCCCACACTGGTTTGTTAATATAAATCAAAAAGTAATAGTCTGCCACCCTAAAAACTTCTCGTCAGTTAAAGGTAAAATGTTAGAAAATAGTGTTCAACACTTCATTAATCGAGGGGAGAAATTTGATGTACTAGTAATTGCACACACTCATAAATATAGTAACGGTATAGTAGATAGGTATCAAGGAAAATTTGCTATAGAAAATGGATGTATGTGTCTACCTCAATCATACGCAGATAATGGAAAATTAAACTATACTCCTCAAGCATACTGCTACACTACCATTAAGTATAATGACAATGAACCTGTTAATTATAATAACATAAAAACCTATTTCTTAGATGAATATGTGGATAAAGGAAAAGAATATCAAATTAAAATCTAAATGCGTGGTACATTAACCACGCATTTATTATTTATATAGTTTTTCTAAATAATTCGTATATTAAATATACCAACGATACCTTTTGATTTTGAATACCTATACTAAATGACAGGTAAGCAAGATTATTCACTAAATAATTTAAGGAACAGATAAAAATTGGTGGGACAGAGGAAGTGCACACCTTTGCCTGAAACCCACATGAGTAAGGCTAACCACCAATTAAAAATTAACCTATGTGGGAGGTAATATAGTGAATGATAAAAAATTAAAAAGAGTTGTAATTAAAGAGGAACTAGTAGCCTTAACAGGTGATATTTATAAAGCTATTATATTAAATCAATTCATTTATTGGTCTGAACGTATAGCTGATGTAGATAAATTTATTGAAGAAGAGTCTAAAAGATTACTAGTTGAGAAAGGAATTGAATCAACAATAGAAAAACAACATGGATGGATATACAAAAAAGCAGAAGAATTATCAAGAGAGACAATGCTAGGATTAGCTCCATCTAATATAAGAAAACATATTCAAGCTTTAGTAGATAATGGATGGCTAGATCAAAGAAGAAACCCTAAATATAAATGGGATAAAACTTATCAATATAG